AAGAGACCTCTCTTCGCCTGAACATCACGGAGATAAGGTTCGACAATGTTTCTGAAGTTCGCTCTTGTCAACTCATCATTGAGTTCAAAGAGTTGTGCTTCTGCTGCTCTTTCAAGTGCTTGCTCAACTGTCAAGAACAAGCGGCGAACATTGATTCTATCAAATGCAGATGCATAAGACAGTGCAGTTTTATCACCGAAGAGCAGAGTTCCAACACCAGGTTTAGTGATGACAGAGTTGATTCTCAGAGGATACAGTTTGTCTCTCTGTGCCTTGGTTGGATTGTATGCAAGTTTAATTGCATTGTTGATAACACCACGTTGTTCACCTGCAGGTGAGAACCATGGATATGCCTCAAGTGCAGTTCTTGCCATCAGACCAGCAACGTCAGCGTTGGTTGGAATATAGCGGAACTTGTTATTGAAACGATCATAAGTGAACTTATAACCAGTATCAAATGTCGCGTAAGAGGAGGAGTTCAGAACTGAATAATACTGAACCAGATTATTCGTCTGAGTTGTGGTGTTGGTTACGTTAACCAAGTTTGCTCTGTGAGGTCCAATGACAGCCATGCAATCCTTTCTTCCTTCTGCAAGAGAAATCAGGTAGTTTGCTTTTGCCTGCGATTCTTGCTCAGTGCTGCAACCGGGACCCATGATCAGGTAATCAACTTCAATCTCATCCTTATTCTCAAAGAGTTGATAGGATGTTTGAATGTTGGCCAATGAGGTGGACATTCCACCATTATCTCCTGTAGCAGGAATTCCGCCGGAGTAATCCTTACCACCACCAAGGGTGTAAGATACATTACCAAGAGCACTGAATGTTACATCCTGTGCATTTTGTCCCCAAAGACCACCACCTACACTTTCCGGAGTGAAGGATGCAGACTTAGTTCCAGAAACAGAGGTGAATCCAACTGCTCTAGGTACAGTGCCATGATAGGTATCCGCTGCATTAGATGGGTTGCCAGCAGCGAACAGATTTTCTGAGAAATCTGCGAGATAGTCTTGATACCAGATCTTCTGAGGTGCATTGACGTTAGAAACAGAGTCAACTGCCTTAGAAAGACTGATGTGCTTCTCAAGGATGTTACCTTGAATTCCACTAATTGTTCCCTCGTCATCAACAACGACAACGTGAATTGCATCACCATAACCATTTCTAGCAGTAGAATAGTTATTAGCAATTGGTTTTGGTGCCAGTGACTTCCAGAATACTGTGCTGTTAGTCAGACTCAGAGTCTGCTGATCATACCAGTCTTTAACAGTGCTTGCGGTCATAGCGTGGCCAAGACCCGTGCTGTTAATACCAGAAGAATTAACAAAATGCAGTTCTTGTGATGCAGCGAATGCAGCACCTGCATTTGACTCTGCGTAGGTGACTCTAGTTTCTGTTGCTCCACCACCTACAGTTTCTACACGAGAAACAACTTTAACATCCAGTGTACTCGCTCCACCACTAGCATCAGTGCTGATACCCGTGATGATACCCTTAAGGTAACCAACGAATGCACTTGTAGTTCCTAAACCAGCAATTGTAGTACTGATTGGTGCGGTAACACCGAAACCGATAGTAGCACCTGCTTGAGATGGTGCAGTGGTTGCAATACCAACGATTTGGTCTGCAATGTCATCAATTGTGCAAACTTTTAAACCATTTGCCCAAGCACCGGGATACTTAGCAGCATAGTTGTAATTTGTTGCTTCATCGTAGTTATTGATATAATCATCGTAGTTCTTAATCTTAAGAGTCGTGGTGCTTGCAATACCAACACCAGCGTTTGCGTTCTTAAGGTTGTCACCATCAGTCCTTACAACCTTCAGAACTCCACCATATGAGAGGTAGGATGATGCGCTCATCCAATACTCATATTGCGAATCCGTTGAAGTCAACCTCCCTGACTAATACACCGGGAGATAATTGAGGAGTCGCCATGTTTTGTTTCTCCGTTAATCTCAGTTTATCTAAGAATATTTATTAAAAGGAGGGTTTTCACAGGGGAATCATGACGTGAACTACCAATCAGGATATTCCCATCTATCTGATGATTTTTTTACCCTCTTTTTACAACACTCTTTACATTCATATGAATAAGAAGAAGCAACGGCACCTCTATCTTTTCTAGTCCTATAGAATCCATCTACTAAATTTTTAACCTCGCCACACACTCTACATTTACGATCTTGAAGTAATAGATGACCTAACTTAATTTGACCATCTAAATCCATTATCTATATTCCCACATATAAGATCTATCACCGTATTCATCTGTAGCAGCACTGAACCATCTATCCCCATCACTATCAACAAAACTAGATTCATCTAAACCATCACTCATGAATCCAAATGGAGCCATGTCCTGTTCGATTTGATTCTTCTGCTCTTCATACAATCTTTTACGAACATCTTGGTCTGTTAGTTCTTTAAAGTAGTCTTGTGCTACCAACCACGCATAGATGACAAGACACATTGCAAGGTCATCATTACAACCCTCTTCTGCCTCAAATGAATTATGCTTTGAAATAAAAGTTGTCAACTCTGAAATAATTTCATAGTCATTAAAAATAAGTTTATCACTTTCAATCATTGTCTTAAGATTGAGTGATCCAACCTTTTTCACAGTCTTAGACATCTTCACACCTAACTGCGTTTTTTTACCAGAAAATCCTTGGCCAACAATCTGTCCTGCTCTACCTCTCATAGAACACATCAATAAGTTTTGATATTCCAGGTCATACTGAATAATACTTGCAACCTGATCTCCAATATCATTTACTTCACATAGAATAAATGCACTATTATAACTCTTTGCTACTTCATAGATGATATTTGGAAACAACATTGGTTTGATATCATTGTTTCTATACTTTGCCACCACCTTATGTGGGAACTGTGTAATATCAACGCATACAAATGCAGAATAATCTTCTCCGACTCCTCTTGCAACATCAACAGTTAGAACGTAATCATGATTTTCTTGTGGAGGTTCGTATACATCTAGTCCAGCATTTCTTTCAATAGGAGTATCATAAACTAATGTTCTCAATTTACTTGGTGCAATCAGAGTATCAACAGATCCTAAGAATTCACACTCAAACTCAACCTTAAACTGTTGATCTGATGTGTTTGCAATGGTTTGTTCTTTCCAAACATCATCCCTACCTGGAACTTCGGACCAGTGAACATCAGTGGGAATATATTCATTCTTTTTTCTCTCCGCATCATGCCACATACGATAGAAATGATTCATACCGTGTGGGGTGGATACAATAATTACTTTGGTGTTTTTACCAGAAGTAATAGTAGGATAAACAGAGGCAAAGAACGAGTCTGCAA